GGTTTGCGGCGTGGTTTGCGGCGCGTGGTGCGGCGTTTGATGCGGCGCGGTCTGCTCAAACAGCAGAGTTTTTGCGTGTGGTGACAGAAACGGAGTGTTGTGAGGCCATCCGTGCGCGGGGGGAGAAATGATTCGTGCGGGAGGAAATGAACATGATAAATTTTGATCAAATTATTGACGCAAATATGACGGTGACCGATCATTTGCTGCGAGACGCTATCCATGCCGTTATCGTGGACGCTATCCACGAAGCCGTGGAACACGAGCGCGAGGCGTGTGCGAAAGTGTGTGAACGAAAGTCGTTGGTCAAAGGCGGTGAGGTCTTTGCGGCTCGAATCCGGGAGAGGGGCGCTACCGAAACCGGCGTCTGATCCGATTGAGATGCCACCCTATCCCGAGCGTCGCGACGAGTGCCGCTCGGGGATGGTCGGTAAACCACAGCGAGAACAAGATCAGTAGGACGGCGTGGCCCATCAGGGTTTACCGGACAAACGCTTGATAATGACCTGTTGCAGCTCGTCCACTTCAGCCCGAGCCGTCGCCAGTTCCGACCGACTTTCGATCAGCGCTTTGCTCAACCGATTGCGTTTGTCTTTCAGGCTCTGGATGACCGACAGCAGCCGCCCAATCGTTTCCTGCTGCCGCAATATGGTCGGAAGGGCGTCGAGGCGTTCTAGGACCTCTGACGCCCAATCCGATGGGGGTATAACCCCGTCGCCCATTACGGAGCGCTGATCGGCGCTGGCGTGGTTTGGGCAGACACCTGATTGACCACGGTCGTGACCAAGGTGTTCAGGGTCTTAGACGTTACATCGGCGCTGATGCTCTTGAACTCCGTCTGCGCCGAGGCAATGCCGGCAGCAATGGCGCCCGCCGTGCCGCCCGTTGCCAAGCCCGTCAACGCCGCAAGGCCGATGACCTTGACCGCGTTCTCCAAATCGGCAATGGCGATCTTTTCCAGTTCCGACACCGCCGAGCGAAAGTCTGCTTCGATCTGCGCGCCGACCGGGTTACCGCCGAACCACTTACCAAGGGCCGCTACATCGGCCTCCAAAGTCGTGAAAAAACTCATTTCGTTTCTCCTAAAGGACATTCAAAACCAACGATGACTGGGGGCAGTTTATTCCATGTCGATGGAATTTCCGCTCCCGGTTCCAGAGATGCCGTCGGGCGACAATCCGACATTTTTTGACGTAATGGTGTGCATGACGGCGTTGACAGCAGCAACAACAGCCACAATGCCAGCGCCCAGATTTGACATAGTTTCTTGGTCAAGCTCGATGGCGTAACCAAACGTCTTCGCGATGACCAAACACGTCCCCAGCAGCGCCACGCAGGCATTCGCTGCCACGGTGCGATTCTGCCATGTCGCCGCATTGCTGATCTCCTTACCTTCCTTGAACAGTTCAAGAAACTGAGGAATGGATTTTAGCCAATTCATGATTTAACCCTCGTCGTAATTTAAAAGGTAAGTCAAATACCAATGCGCTTTTTTGAGGTCCTCGGTGCCGCCCTTCTGATCCTCGCGCCAAACGTACTTGACGACCTGGCCTTTGAGGTAACCTCGGAACTCCTCGGACGTGAGCTGCGCCTCAATGGCGCTGATGCACTCAACTTTGCCTTTTTGGTAATGACTCGGGTTGATCGGATCGTTTTTGCTTTCGTAATTTTCGAGCTTGATAGGCTCTGCAAGGCGCATGTGATTACCTCGATCATGTCATGAAGCTCGTTGACCTGATAGCGGAGAGCTTCGACGTCCGCTTTGATGTCCGGCCTCATGACCCGACTTTTGTGTCGCGTGCGAAAGGCATGCAGATTACCTAATGCCGCAACATAATCATCGAACTCATTGTTTCCCATAGCGTTCTCGTAATGTGTCGATGCGTAACGGCACCAGGTCATAATCGCCATTATGAACGCAATCCAACATCACGATACCGTTCCATTCGACCCCTTGGACGTCATCGGGCCGGTAATGCTCGTTGCGGGTGTAGAACCGACCGCACACCAAGCCGTGTTTGACGTGGTTCGGGTACACCTTGGAAGCGTACATGAACCCTTGCTGATGCCCTTGCACGAACGACCGCCCGATGTTGCCGAGGCGCGCCGTGATGGCCCCACCGATGGGGCGACCGCTAAATGGGTTGGGGAAATAGTGGCAGTACGATATTCCGTCGATTTCCACGATCTTGAGGAACGGGTGACGGGTAAACCACGGGGTTTTCAGGCTGTCGAGGTTGATGATGCCTTCCCATTTGGGGTCGCGAAATATAGCCCTCGTCAGCCGATCTTCGTGGTTTCCGAATAGAAAATGGCATTGCGGATTCCACATACGCCGCTTCTTCGTTGCCAAGCGTATGCGCTCGCGCTCAATGGGCGTGACCAACCGTTCAAACGCCTCATTGCCGACTTCAATGTCGGTCAGTACGCGTCGACCTTCGGCCTCTTTCGATCCCGGAGCGTCGTGGGTGGAGAGTGACGGTAGATCCCACCAATCCCCCAACACCACAATGACGTCGGGCTTGAGGTCCACGATGGCCCGTGCCGCCCAGTCGATGTGCGTGAAATCGTCGCCCGGCTTCGCTTGGACGTCCGGGATGACAATATGTCGCGCCACATTATTTCTTCGATACGCGTTTACGGACGCGCTTCGGTTTCGCGTAGGTCGCGCCCGTCAATGCCTGGTGCAGTAGGCCACCGAGGTTGTCAACGAACGCTTCGTTTCGGCTCAACTTGTGGTTCATCGCGTCCAAGGCTGCGTGCAGCAGCTCGTGGAAAAACGTGTGCAACTTGTTGGAATCGTCCAACCCGTCGTTGATTTGGATCTGATGCTGGTGCGGTATCCAGATGCCCGCCGTGTCTGCGCCGTGAGGCCAATCTTGCTCGGCAATGACGAATACCTGAATGGTGTGGCCCATCAACGGTACGGTGGTCGGAATCATGTATCAGTCCCCATTTCCATGATAAGAGCCAAACGACGGGCGCGGTCTCCCACCTGCGTTGCCCATTTGCTGTCCAGCATCTCAGCCGCCGCGGTTTTGTAGTCCCCGGCTTTGAGTGCGGCAATGAAATGGGTGAATTGCATAAGATGCGTCAGACCGAGATTGAACACCATTTCAATCAGGACGCTGCGCCGCATGGGCGACAGATTGAGGTATCCCGGCACGTCCAAGGCGTCCACTTCGGCCTGTTCCAACTGGATCTTGGCGACGGCTGCGGCGAACGGTTCAGGCCAACCGTTATCAAGCGCACAGCCGTAACCAATGGTCATAATGCCGACCGTATCCTTGTACGGATACATCCGGTATCCCTCGGCTTCTTTGACCCGAGGGAAAGCGATGTCAAGCTCGGCGCTCATTCTCTTTCTTCAGCCTTCGCCACCGCATGATGTGGTACAGCGTTGCGTAAATGCCTGAAATCAAACCGAGTAGCAGACAGAAAAACTGTAGCAGTTGATTCGTTTCAGTCAGGTGACTGATGAAATAGGCGGCCCAGACCGCAACAGCCGCCCCGTCGGCTTTGGTGGTTGATTCGTGCATCGTCATTTCCTCGGCGGTCGATCATTGAGAATGATGTCACCAAGGATCAGAAGGGCGATGGTCGCGAATATAACGAATCCCATGATGGCGCCTCATGCAATGGTGCAGGTGACAGTACCGCTCGTTCCGAACAGTTCTGCCGCGGGTGAATTCATCCCGAACCGGAATATGGTATAGGCCGGTTGGTACGTCGTGATCGTGGTCAACGTGAAGTTGCTGATGGTCGTGCCGGCAACTGTCAGGCTGTTGACCGTACCCGTCGGCGCGGATCCCGCGACTGCGACGTTGTAGGTGTACGCGTTAGACGTTCCTGAGCCGCCGTCGCCCGCATAAACGCCGACGAGGGTATAACCGTAAAGGCTGGGACTGGCGGGCGTAGGCGAGCCGATAGCGCTGTCCGGGCCGAACGCCGCCGCGAATGCCGGAGACTGTAGCCAACCCCACCAGGTATACGACTGACGCGCGTTTGCCGAGCTGCCGACGCCCGTCGTGACGTTAGTAATAGAACCGCCACCACCGCCGCCGGACGATCCCGCAATCTGCAATGTCGCGGCTGCGAATGTCATGAGAAATTCTTGATCAGCGAGGCGTACCAGTAGCCCGTGGAGGCCCGGTACGTTGCCACCAACAGATCCACCGCGTTCGCTGCCGTGGTCAACACCGGAGCGCTGCCACCGGGCCATTTGAAACCGCTGGGCCAGTAACCCGTGATCAGGCGACCGCCCGTGCTGTCCTGCGTCAGGAACCAGTTAATCGTCTGACCGTCTTTGGGATTGACGATGGTAGGCGCCACGGTGATTGAAGCCGTAAGCGTTGTGGTGAACACGTTGGACTGTGAAGCGTCCAAAGACATGGCGGTTGCGGAGAACGTGACGGGGTAAGGCGTCGTGCTCGCGAACCCGCCAAATTGCACGCCATTTAACGCCGTAATTCGGGCCGCTGGCAGCGTGCCGGCGGTGATGTTGGATGCGTTTGTCGTGTCCGTCGTAGCCGATGCGGCAAGTCCTGTGACCGACGATGCCGGAATGGTGATCGCCGACGGGTCGTTGATGGCCGACAAGTTATCGTACGTTCCCCCCGAGATCACGTTGTTATTGGCGTCAAGTAAGACAATTTTGACCAACGTTCCCGATGGCACCCACATCGCGTTTGGCAACCGACCGTTGCTTTGCAGCACGACGGGGTTAGTGTTCGCGACCGTCAGGCTCGACGTGGTGTACGTTGTAACGGGCGTTGTCGAACCCGCCAAATAAGTCGCCAATTTGTAGCCGCTCGCAACGATTCCTTGGTCGGAAAACACTTGCAAACAGTTCGCAACGGGGATCAGGTAGCCGGTAGCCATAGGTTACTCATTCATAGGTGAATTCGAGGGCGTAACCGTGCTTATGCAGCTCGGGTATGTCTTTTTCCATCTTCTCGTGGCAATCGTCGCGGAACATCATGTCCGGAACGTGCAGTTCCTTAATGACGCCATAAGCGCGCTCAGCGGCTTGTTTGACCGACTTGCCCGTACCTGTCACCACCGCCAGATAATCGCCACAGGTGGCCCACATGGGCTTTTCAACGATGTTGTCGCCTTCCATCTGGGGCAACACTGCCATCTTGACCGACTGGGGCGCGATGTAACGGCGGTTCTTCGGGGTCACGCCGTAAATCGGGATGTCCGTGACTTCCTTCTGTGTGGCGTTGCTGTGGGGATAGTCCGGCTGCGCCACGACAATGCCGCACGCGATGGCGGTGCTGACATCGAGCGTGTCTTCACCTTTGCAAGCGTCCAGCATCCATTCCACCGGATCGCCTTTGTGGGTCGCGAGCATGATGTTAAACGCGGGCCAACCAGGGCGCATCGTGAACTCTAAAGGCCACGCCTTGCCTTTCTCGTCAATGATGCAGTTGACGTCGATGTCGCCCAGGTGACCCATTTGGATCAGGCTGTCCTCCAAAGGCGCTAGCACCTCGTCAAACAAGACGGATTCGGTGCAATACTTCATGACCGTGCCGGACTCGCCACAATTCGGCCCCGCGTCGCCCGATAACAATTTCTTGCGCTCAAAGTTCTCGTTGGGCAATCCGACCCAGCCGTCAGCGCCAAGCCAACGCGAGACCGCGAACTCCACGCCCGGGATGAATTGCTGCAACATACACGGGCCTTTGAGGGTCATGCCGAGCTTCTTCCATCGCTGGATACGCGCCACCATGTCGGCGGGCGTCTTGCCGACGTACGACAGCGACTTATCTTCCTCGCTGCCTAACGTCTTGAATACGTGCCGCTCGCTCGACTTGCGTTGGTACGCTTCAGCAGCGTCAAGGTTCGGGAACGTCTTGAACTCAGGGCATTCAATGCCGTGCTTTTCCAAGAACTTCATGCCCAGTTCGCGCTTGATCTCAAGGTCGGCGCTGGCCTGTGACGGTCCAAAAAACTTGATCTGACCTTTTTGCATCACGCCGATGCGGGGCAGGAACTTGTCGTTGCCGGTGGCAAACACGAGGTCAGCCCACTTGAACGAGGTGGCCCAGTTGTCAATGTGTTCAACGCCCGGGAAACCCTTGCCGAATTCGTATTTCTTCTCGGCGGGCTTGTAGTAACGCACCTTATGGCCGGCTTGGACGCAGCGCAGCACAAAGTCTAGGCCGCAGCCGGCGTCCTCAAGCTCAATCACGAGGACTTTCATTGCGGTTGATCCTGTTGGTCAGCCATGCCGCGGGTGATTGTAATCGTTGGAATCGTGCCTTTGCGGCGCAAGCTTTCCAACGTCTGGCCTTCGCGTGCGGCCTTCTCCAACGGATTCTGCACAGCAGCTCGAGCGGTGCGACCGGCTGCGCCCATTTCTTTAAGCTTTGCCGCTTGTTTGACTGCGCCGGCCACAAATTCAGTGCCGATGTATTTGCCGCCCAAACCGCCCAACGTGTCTAGCACGCCCAAAAGGTGCTTGAACGTGGGGCTTCCTTTCCAAGCGTTGGCATCTTCGGTCTTGATGATTTCCAACGCCTCAACAGCGTCCTTCAACTTCTTAGCGCCGGCTTTGCCATATAGGATTTCAAGCTTTTCCGGGCCAATCTCGTTCACCGCGTTACGGAAAGCATTCCAGCCGATCACCGGGTCGCCTGGCATATTGGACGGACCGCGTGTGGCCTTCGACAACAAGTAATCCGCGGTGGCGGCACGGACGTCGTCAAACGCCTTTGTGCCTTTGGCGACCAGTGCCTGCGTCCGCTTTGCGCCCAACCGACCGGCCTCCACCGGCTTGGTCAGCGAATCTTTCAGCTTCTGTAGATCTTCAACTGAACCCGTGATGACCGACTGGCGCCAAACATCTTCCAGCGCCACGGCTTTTTCTTTCGACAATCCGCGAGTCTTGACCAAACTTTCTACCGCCCGCGTCCGCTCGAATTCTTCGCCAACCTTGCGCCGAGCAGCTCGAGCAGCCGCATACGCTTCGCCACCTTTGCCTTCGGTAATGCGGTCGATCAGGTCAGTAATCTCGCCGGCGTAATGGCCTTTATCGCCGCCGGCCAACTTAGCGGTCGTCGCTGCTTTACGGACAATTTCCAGTTCTTTCAGCGTCAGTTCGCGGGTCAGCCGCAGTCCGTTCTCGTCAACAACGTACGCGTCCTTGGGCAGCTTGTTTTTTACGTACGGGATCAAACCCGGGTCGCCATGCGTGTTGACATGATCGGCCAGTTCGCCGGCGTTGACTGGCGTGTCGCCGGCCACGCGCTCTGCCGTGCGGTACAGGCGGCTGACGCCACGCTTCAACGATTGATACTTGGCCTCCAGCGCCTCTCGAACGCCGCGCCCGGCGCCTGTGCTTTCGTACGGCAATACGCCGCGGTCGCCACGCAACAGCGACAAATTGTTCAACAGCTGTTTGTTTTGCTGAATTGTCAACTGGCGCAAATCCTCGCCGCCGGCCAACTGCTGCGCTTGAATTTCTGCCTGACGCTGCAAGGGATCGCGGGTCAGCTGCCCTTGTGTGGCTTCCGTGATGCCGACGCTGCGGAGCTTGTTGAGTCGCGCTACCGCCGCGGGGTCCAGCTTGTCTAACGTCTTGGCGTTACGCGCCACCGTCAGCAGCTGCTTGTAAACCGACTCAACCAATTCGTTTTTGTTGATGCCCATTTTCTGGGTCACGAACTCGTCAACCTGACGCGTCGCCTTGGCAATGTCTGGACCGGACAGGCCAGCCAACGGGTCGTCCGTAGTGCCCGCGGCTTTTCCCGGAACTTTGCCAACGGCCTCGCCCACGGCGCCGCCGGCCAGACCGAGCCCGCCGGCCGTCAAGGCCTGCTCGCCTTTGCGGACCAACGTTGACCCCGGTTGCGTTTGTTGCGTTGGCGTCATGGCGCCGATCAGGGCGTTGTAACCCGCCGTCTTGCCCATACGCGCCAACGCGCTTGCGCCTTTGATCTCAGGCATTAAACCCATGTAGATAGATTCAGCAGCAGCTCGAGGAACGTCTATGCCCTTGTCACCAGCCAGTGACCGCTGCGCCTGATAACCCGCCTCAAGCTTTCTGTACGATTCGGGCGCCACAATTTCCATGCCCGCCAATATCGGCGCACCGACGCCCATGGCCAAACCTTCGGCACCGGCGGTCACCGCCGCTTGTTCTTTGGCAGTTGGTTTGCCGCCGGGGATGAATGCGCCAGGTTGACCCATTTCCCCGCCCGTGCGACCAGCGGGGCTTTCCCACCAATGCCGTTTGGGTAAAGCTTGAGTTGGCGTACTTGCCAAATACGCGTCGGGGTCAAACCCGCCCGTAGGCGCCGCCGGCGTTCCTAAATACGCATCTGGGTCAAAGTCAGCCATTAGCGCACGCCCAACTTCTGTTTGATCGCCGCCGCTCGAGGATCGTTCGGGTGAGCGTTAGCCCACGCCAACGCGCTTTGATCCTGTGCCGACATGGTAGGTCCACCCCCACCGCTACTAGGGGAACTGGGGGGAGGGGACCCAGCTTGGGGGGTTGTAGCGGCAGGGGTGGGTGTCTCGTTTCGCGCCTGTGCGCGGACTTGGCCGGGCGCTGCCAATGCGGCCTGCGTCTCGGTGATGAGCTGCTTGACCACGGCTTCGTACGCCTGTTGCGACTGCGCGGTGTTGAGCATCTCGTTAGCGTGTTCTTTGTCGGCAACGTGTACCGTGCCGCCGCCGACCGCTCGCGTGTAAGCGTTGACCAACGACAACGTCGCAGCCTTGAACGATGCAAGCTCGGGGCTTTGCACCTGCGTGTCCTTGTATTGGGACAGCTTGTTCCACGGCAGGAATTGACCTCGAGGAACCTTGGCCGACGCGTCCAACGCAATCGTGGCAAAGTTCTGAGCTTCTTTGACCGCAGTGGCAATTTTGCCTTCACGCGCCGAAAGCTCAAGTTCAGTGCGACGCTCACCGGCTCGCGTGATGCCGGCTTCCGTAATGGAACTCCCGGACTTGCCGGCGGTCATTGCCGCCACCGCGTTATCAATCTTGCGGATGTTTTCGGCGCCCTGCGCGCCACGACCGTAGCCCGCGATGACCTGATTGCGAGGTTCGCCGCCAACGATCCGTTCAGCCGCTTGTCGTATGGCGTCAGCCGACAACGGATCGCCCTTACCTTCAGCCGCCTTGCCGCGCATGATGTCCAACCGCTCGCGACCTTGCTCTTCCATGTTCTCGCGGTGCTTGATCTCGCTTTGAACATTTTCGCTTTCGCGCTTTTCTTTTGCTTGCTTAGCAAAAAATTCCTGCGCCGTCCTTGACGCCGCCATCGCGGAATTGATGCCGCCCAACAATGCGCCCGGCTGACCCGACAGCATGGTCGAGATCTGCTGGATGTCTTGTTGATTCAGCACCTTTTCGCCGTTGGGCAGCGTTTGCTTTTGCAGCGTGTCGAGGGTCTGTTTAAACGCCGGCAGCAGCTGCGCCTCAATTTGCCCTGGTGGGATACCTTGCTGCGTCGCCGCTTGAATCTGCTGATACATCGGCATGATGGCCGACGTCATGATCTCGTGCTTTTTCTGGTACGTGTCAAGCTGCGACGCGCTCAGTTCTTGAGAGCGACGATCCTGCTCGTCAGCCATCCGCATAAAGTCCATCGCGTACTTGCCGCCGACTTCCTTTTGCACCCGCGACGCCAGCTCGTGACGCTGCTCGGGGTTGCTCAGGTCGTATTGTTGCGACAGCGTCTTGATCTTGGACAGATCCGCTTGTTCTTCGCGCTGCGATTGCAACGTCATCTGGTTCATTTGACGTCGGTCGATTGCGTCGGCCAACGTGTATGCCTTCATCGTAGAACCGGCGATGTCTGGCCCGTTCTGGCCAATACTGGCGATGCTTTGCGGATCAATAGCCATATCAGGGGCCTCCGAAAATGTCGCCAAAGCCGCTGGTCTGCGGGGTGGATAACGTCGGGGCAACGTATGGTGATGCGCCGACTGCGGATCCGCCCTGTAGCGCCTTGAGCGTGTTCATGGTTGTGTACTGGTTCATGGCATTGTTGATGGATCCGGTGATGCCGCCCATTTGGCCGATGGCGATGTTGGCCTGATTTTGGCCTTGGTTCATCGCAATGTTGCCGATGTTGGATGCGGCCTGACCGACGTTTGCGGCTTGACCCGCCGCTGCCGCTTGGCCCAACTGAACGGGTGCCAGAAGGTTCTGGAGTTCTTGCTGATACGTGGAATCAGCCAAGCCTTGGTTGTACTTGGACAGCGCTTGCAGAGTGTTGCCAGAAAGTCCCATGCCCATCGCGCCGGCCGCGGCCAACGTCTGCTGCTGGCCCTGTTGCTGCTGAAACTGATACCCGGGCATATTCTGCAAGGTCTGCTCCGCGAGTTGCGGGTTGACCTGACCGTTGGCGCCGATGCCCAACAGGTTCTGGTACGCGCCCATCGCGTTCTGCCCGAGCTGACGGTACGGAGCGGACAACTGGGCTTGTTGCTGTAGCGCCGCCTGTTGCTGCGCAATAGCGGCATTGGACGCGTCTCGGGTCGCGGATGCGGCCTCGCTACCGGCGATCATGCTACCGGCGGCACCGACTACTGCGGCTCCTGCGATAGCCCCTGCGACTCCACTCATGACTGCGCTCCGATCTGTAGGTTAAGTGCAAGGGCGTCCCGGTAGTTCACCGTGATTTCCTCGCCGTCAAAGCCTCCGCGACAGCCCACTATCGGGCGTAATGCTACCAAAATAATGCGGTCGCCTGCATTGACAAATTTGCAATTTGGGGTAGGAGAATGGTTGGCATAGCGTCCCAACGGCGTCCGCAGGGTGCCGATCCGTGCGGGACCGATGAATTCGCCCGCCGCGATGTCAGCCGTGGCAATGACGCCCTTGCCCTCAATGAGCGACGCGCCGATTTTGACCTTGTAGGCCCCAAACGGCAGCGGGATCAGGTCGTCCATATTCTGGGATACGGAACGGGCATACGACTCGGGCACGTTCAGCTCGGCCAGCACTGTGGCGTAATCGTCACGGTCGTGGCCGATTAAGGCGACGTTTTGCGTCAGCCGGTGCTGCTGCTGCGCCTCGGCAAACTCCTCGGTCTTGTCGAAATACATGGCCTCGAGCTTGTCAATGTCGGTCTCGTCGGTGGCCCAGACGTTCAGCCACACGAGGTCGGTCTCAACGTAGCCGACTTTTCGCCCTGGCTGACTGACAAAGGTCATCGGCGCTTTCATGGGCTGATGCCTGCCGTCGCACATGATCATCGTGCCGCTGCCCTGCACAAATACGTTTAGGTGCGGCTCGCGGTGCTTGTGGGTGACCACATACGTGCCGCCGGGAATAGACACCTCTCGGATGTACATTCCGGGCGCGAATATGTGGCGCACGCTGCACGTCTGCTGTGGCAACCGGTGCATTTCGGCTTCCAGTTGATCCAGTTTCTCGCCATGCCCCTCAACCAATTGCGCTATTGCGGTCATTTGCCCACCCATCCCGTGTTTGTCGCCGTCCCCGATTCTTTGACGTAGAGCGTCGTCCCCGCGCCGCCCGACTTGTTGAGATACAGGTCACCCGGGTTACCGGTGACGGATCCGTTAGGGCTTCCCGTGCCGGTCCGTATGGAGACGGCGTTGATCGTGGGTGTGCCGGTCAGGGCCGGTGACGATAGCGGCGCCTTGAGCGCCAGATCGGCTGTCAGGCCCGTGACTTGCGATTCGGTAATGGTAATTGCCGTCTGGTCGATTCCGAGCGTCAAGCTGGCCGACAATAAACCGCCGCCCGTCAAAGGTGCGGTGGTGGATAGCGGGGTGGATGCGCCCAGAAAGCCACCGGTTGCACCGCTGACGCTGATGTACTGGTACAGTTGATTGAACCACGAACGCCAGACTGGCGTGAGCAAGTCCTTGGAGCTGATCTGTGGCCCAGGTATTGGCGATAACGGAGCGGTCACTGTTCGCCCTCGCGGATCGTCACTGCGCCGTCGGTGATGGTGAACTGCACCGGATCTGTGAACCGGATGCGGAATACAAAATCGCGGGACGATCCGAACCGACGGGCGATCAGGCGCTGACGGTAGTTGCCCAACGCGCCGAGGCTCAATTGCCGCGGCGTGGAATACGTCCTGCCGTTGTCTTTGCTGACCTCTAACATGACGCAGGGTGCCGACCCTTGACCGGATACGAGGCCCACGCCTGTTTCCATGTCAAGGTAGATCTCGTCGATGCTGAACACGTTGAAGTTGTTGGAACCGTGACGGGTGATCAGTTCGCGCGGGATGATCGCCCCGTTGTCGGTGTAGGTCGCAGTGTCGTAGCGATCAATGTTGCCCGAGTTGTATTCCGACACGACGGTGTAGCCGTTGAAATACGTGGAGTGCTGGGCGATGTGTCGGGTGCTGTATTTCGTGGTCAAGCCCGTTTGGGTCTCGCTCCACAAGCCCGATGCCGTGTCGTATAGGAACGAACGATCCGCAGTCGGGAACGTGATCTGGTACATGGGATGCCCGTTGACCATGTACGAGAGCGCAATGGCATCCGATACGGTGGACATCTTGGACATGATGTAGTCCATGTCCGGCGTTGAGATCACGGTGATGTTGTAACCCGCGATCTGCACTACCTGCGGCGCCCCTTGGGGGTTCATCGCCAAGACACAGATGGTTTGATTGACGTGCGCGCGCGAGTATATAGCAGCGATACCGAACTCAGACGTTGCCGAGATGATCGGCGCGAACGGCTCGGGTGACGTACCGACGTTCTGCCAGAATTCCGTGTGCTTCTCGCTGAACAGTACGAGGTTACCAATCAGGGCGTCCACAGCCTTTATGTTGTCGCTGTACTGAGCCGCCGACGCGAATGCCAGGGCGTTCCACGTGGAACCGTCGTACAGGTTCGAGACCCAGAAATACTGGCTACCCGGCTGCTCGCACACAAAATAGCCCGAGACAAACGTCACGGTGTTGGCGCCGTTGGGGAACCCGGGCGACGTGATCGGACCAAACGCGCCGGTAGCCGGTGTGTACAGGTAACCGTTCACGCCGTCCACGATCACGACCTGCGACGGGTTGTTCGCCATTGAGACCGTGCCTGAATTGGTGTTCAGGGCGCCGATGGTGGTGCGCGCATACGACGTGCTGACCGAATAGACATTAGAGCCAGCCACGACGTATAGCAGCGACTGGGTGCCGAGCATTCGTCGGATGACCCCAGGCATCGTGCCGAGGTTGACCAGTCCGGGCGTCCCGTAGACGACGATATTGGCCTTGTCGCCGTCGGGGCGCTGCTCGAAATAGCAATTGAGGCGTCGCTGTGCCGTGACCGGCAGCGACCTCCCCTGAATGCCCGCCCCGAACATCGGTACGACTTTCATTACGGGTTACCCGCGCCTGGCATGAAGTACACGTCCGAGGTTTCCGTGTTGCTGTGACGCGCAAACGTCACGGCCTCTTGGAAATTCTGTTCCATGACCGGCCCCCACGGCGCGTTGAACATGGGCGCGATCTGCTTAGACAGTCCCCAGCACAGTGCCGAATACCACTCTTGCGGGTACTCGGGATTGTCCAACGGGTTGTTGAAGTCCTGCACGGGCCGCAGGTAGACGATGTGGATCTGCTTAGTGACGTCCTGAGCGCCGCCACAGTCGATGTACAACTGACCGTTCGCCTGCGATGGGCCGTTGTTGCCAATCTGTGGCTCGTAATAGATGGCGGTTGGGTCCGCGACGTACGCGCTTGATGTCTTGGTCGGCAGCGATTCGTACGTCTGGAGCGTCATGTAGTCCAACGGCGTATCGTTGCTCTGGTTATCGCGCAAAATTGCCGTGACGATTTCTAAAGGACGCTGCGCCTTGGTCGTGTAGTTGTACACATAGTTGCCGCTAGACGCCGAGGATGGCAAACCCGTGGCAATCGTGATTGAGCCGGATCCCGCATTCACTGCCGTGATGGTGGTGGAGAAAATGTCACCGCTGTCGAGCTGCACACAGCAGTAATCGCCCGCCGTGAAGTTGCCCGTTGAACCCACGCCCGTGAACAACGTGACGGCTGCGGCGTTCGCGCCCGTGGTCAACTGATCCTGACCGTAGTTCTGCCCTGGCAATGCCGCCACGCCACCGGCCCAGTTGCTGCCCGTCGGCCCGAGCGCGTATTGGTACTGCGACGATGACAGGATCAGGTCGCCGCGCTGCCGCGTCCATGCCTTCAAACCGGGCGCGTAGTCCAAGCGGCCCATCCACGTCTTGACCATCATGTTCAACTTGCGGGCGCAGTCGGTGGTCTCAATCGGGTCAATCTGACCGTAAACGTCCAGTTTGCCGATGTTGAGGAGAGCTTCACGGATGATGTCATCCCGTGTCACCGTCCAAGTGTATGTGCCTGACGTACTCATTTATGCCGCCTTGTTAAGCGCCTGATGGATTTGCGGCGCGATGACCGCCCATGCCATTTCGTCGGTGATTTCGATCTGGCATTGCGCGATGCCCATTGGCTTGCCCTCATCGTCCAACGAGTTCTTGCAATGATCCCACCCGTAATGCAACTGATGGCACGCCGGGGCCTCGTTGTCGCCACGGCCCGGGCAATGCGTGTTCTTGGCAATCAGGGCGTGCGTGTTGATCCAATCTCGCGTCAGATTTTCAGAGGTGGAGTGAGAAAGGAACACGACCTTGGCGACGTTCTCGTGCGATACCGCGTTCAGCACGCCCGTTTCCGGGCCGATCACCATGTCCGCGACCTGAGCAAATGCCATCGTCTCGCGGATCGTCCAGTCGCCCGACATGGGGTGTACGCGCGGATCCGTTGGTATCTTCTTGCCCGCCGCATCGCGCAACGGCATCCCGGTCTCGTCAACCTTGAACCAACCCTGTTCGAGCAACACCGCTGACGGGCCGCCCACCATGACGATATGGACGTTCGGGAACTCCAGCAGCAGCGCCGCCACGATGTTGTCCACGTAGGGCCACGTCTTATGTACGGACGATCCGGCGAGCGACCAGACAATGGTGTAATCGCCCATCGCGGCCTTCGTCGCCTTCGCCCACGCCTGTTCTTCGGGTGTCGCGTAGAAGTGAACCGCCGGTTTGTGCGGTATGCCCGCGGCATCGTGTTGCAGCTCAAGGTAGTTGACGTTGGTCAACTTGTGCCGCAACTTCGGTGGGACGCCGTGCAGGAACCGCCCAGGCAACGCCAGCAGCGTCCCTTCAGCCGACTCCGACAGGTTTACCCACTTGTCGTATTTGGCCTTCTGGTAGTCCCAGAACGCGCCTAAAGCGTGATTCGGGACCTGATCCTTGTCCTGATAGTAGAACTCATCCACGTTCGGATCGTGCAGGATGACGTCCGATCCCGGCGGAGAGCAGTACACCGTGACGTGGTAGCCCTGCTCCTTGAGGCCCTTGAACACCGAGGACGCTTGCACGATGTCGCCGAATGCGCCGTACCGTACCACCGCGGCTCGCTTGACCTGCAATTTCGGTTTGGAGCAACTGAACGTGTGGTGCTTTCCCTTTTTCTGAAACACGAAAAAAAGCGAGTATTCGTCGTTCTGATCGCGTCGCTGCCAGTCCACCAGATCCCAACAACCCGCCTTTTCCATCAACTCAACGATAAGTTTGTACGAGACGTTCCATTTGTGGTCGGGATTGGCGCCGTGTTCGCCGACCTTGGGGTACAGCGTCTCGTCGGGTAAATACAAAACGAGGTAGCCGTTCAACTTGATGACGCGCAGCCATTCCTTCAGGCACTTCACCACGTTGTCAAACGGGATGTGCTCCAAGACGTGCGACGAGAACACAAAGTCCATTGACTCCGTGCCGAACAGCCGCAGGTCGGCGGCGTCGTCAATCCACACGTCAGGTTTGAACTGGTGGCCGAATAACTGGATGTCCGCGCCGTTGTCCACACCGATCATGTGCGGGAACGCTTTGTTCGGGCCGCAGCCTACATCGAGGCCACGGCCACGTGTCCACTTGACCAACTCCCATCGAATCTTGCCCGATTCGTTCCCCTGCGGATCATCTGCTTTCCAGACCATGAGTTCCTCCCTCTGGTACTACTTGAATGGGTTGAGCGCGGACAGAATCCGCGAAAACAGCCCGGGTGATTGTGAAACAGTTTCGGGAACGAGCGTAAATGTGCCGTCGCCGGGATTGTATGTGTAACCGATCTGTGCGGTTGGTGGGTCTGTGTCGGGAATGACGACTTGTGGTGTCGGGTCTCCAACCGGATTGCCGTCGGCATCAACAGCTTGATAATCGTTTGGCGTCCACGACGTTACGCCATCCCACAACACGACGTTGGTGACCGCACTAACGTTGTTGATAACTGCGTATCGGTTCGACATCAGAAATACTCCACAATCCAGCAAACGCCAGCGCCACCCGCGCCACCGGCACCTGCGACACCTGTTGTCAACGCGCTGCCACCGCCACCGCCGCCGCCGCCGGGAAATCCACCGTCGCCGCCTTTGCCGCCAGTAAAGGTTGAAATGGCAGATCCACCGCCCGCGCCGCCAGCGTTTGCGATATACGCGGCAAGGGTGGGTGGCGTTGCACCTGCGCCACCGTTACTTCCAGATCCTGCTGTGCCAGCAATAGTGTGTGTGGTGCTGTTGTTTAGCAGTCCGTCGCCACCAGCAAACGTCGCTGGAGTTGTAGAAACGCCGCCGCCGGAACCGCCGCCTGACGCGCCACCCAAAACATACAAAGATCTACCGCTAACTTGACCGACGCCACCGTTCAATCCACCGCCACCGCCGCCGCCACCGGCTGGAGAGCCTGCGCTTTGACCTGCCGCGCCAGACCCGCCGGCTACGCCGCTCGAACTACCAGCCGTACCGGCTGTCGAACTGGTTGTTGAGCCGCCAACCTGTAATGTACCCGCACCGCCACCGCCACCGCTGTTGGCAGCGCTTTGACCGACTGCTCCGCCACCACCGCCATATGCGATGACAAACGTGCCGAACGATGCGTTGCCGCCGACTGAACCGTTCGTTCCTGCGGGAGGCGATGTCGGTCCTGCGGGGACGGTCACCGATACCGAACTACCCAAACTTGAAGTTGGGAACGTGACGTCGAAATAAGCGCCACCGCCACCGCCACCGCCGCCGCTGTTTGCTGTGCCGGATGCAGTCGTAGTACCGGCCCCGCCAGATCCACCAGCACCGCAAATAATGACGCGAGTGGCAATAGCTCCAGATGACGGCGTGTATGTGCCGTTGCTCGTAAATGTTGTGACTTTTGTTTTTGCCAACACCGAGCCGCCCAACGTCAGGCCGGTAGCCGATGACAGGGAAAGGGATATGCCGGTCGCGGCATCAATGGAAGGTGTAATCAGCGCTGGTGAGTTCGCAAGGACGTTGTTTCCCGTGCCGGTGTTCGCCAATTCGCCTACGACGCCAGCGTTGTCATACAGGACATAACCGGACGTGCCGCCCGTGATCGGGGTGATGCCAAGCGCCAAGGCAGCGCCGGCTGCGACCGCGACCCATGTAGTGCCGTTCCATGCGTACAAGCCGCCATCGACGGTATAGGCAAGCATACCAATCGGCTCGCCCACCATTTGCGATAGGCTTGG